TGAAGCTCATCGCCACATGGAACGATGGGCAAGTCGAGGACTTGACGCCTCACCTCCCGCCTGATCTGCAAGCCAACATCGAGGAGTATCTGTCCGAGATGGATGACCTGCGTACGCAGAACCCTGCCAACTATTTTATCTAAGGAGAAAGCAGATGAGCAAAGTCAAACACAAAACAAACGCACAACTTATTGGTGACCTTATGTCATTCAGTAAGCAAGGCGTACTCATGCAGGTGTTCATCATCGAGGCTATCGCTAAGTACGCAGAACAAACCAAGGTGTCACCAGCTTGGGCGAATGAGGGCTTCATAAGCGAAGCCGCTTGGCGTGCCTGTGCTGACGAGGCATTGGAGGCGATCAACAACAGGAGTAAGTAATGACATTACAAGAGAAACAGGAGGCAATTCTTTTACTGAAGAAAACGCAGGCTCTCATTAAGAATCTAAATGAGCAGTCACGCACGGATCGCTCGTTGTATGTACTTATGGACGTATACGACGATGTGTTTGAGTATTTAGATTCAATCATTAACAAGCTAGGAGAAAGCGAATGAAATCATGTAGGAACTGCGAACACTCAAGGCACACAGGCAGTTGGAATGTGGGGCTTGCGTGTTTTAAAGGTCAACTAAACAACGGCGTGTCTATGAACAGAAAGGAAAACCAAGCGATGGACGCCCATCTACGGACAGTAGCAGATCGTTGCGAAGATTATCAACCAGAAGGAGAAATCAAATGAGAGTAATCCGTATCCGTATACACGGGAGATACAAAGTCCCATTCGGTAATCCGTTCTCGGCTACCGCTTTAGTCATGCCAGTTGAGTTGTCCGACTCGATGCGTGACGAGGTGCTGAAGAAATACCACGACACGTTCTACGTGTTCAACGCTGGTGACCCAATCGAAGGTGAGCATCGCACATTCGAGGTGGATTCGTACGATGTAATAGATCACATGGAGGTATCGCTAGCCTGAGCAACAGGCGTGTTAGTTAGTCGGGGAGATTTCTCCCCATTTTTTATACATCAAGGAGAAACATATGTTTCAATTCACTAAGTTCGATATCGAAGACTTCATCGACTCCGCAGTCTTCACAATGTTTATCGTGTCCCTTAACAATCGGTACATGGTATACAACGGGTCTCGCAGACGTCTAACAGTATCTGATCCTATCCAAGCAGCCTTCAAGTCACCGCTTGATCTGCTTACCAACGACAACCTTGCGCTGTGGACTCGTACCTCACGCTATCGTGTCAGAGGTGAGGATGCTCTGTTTGCGCCTCATATGGTTACGTACAAGCAGGCTTGTGATGACACTCGCGATCGTTACGACATACATCAGATGATGCGCAGGCTTCTGACACCCAACAGCTTGTCGGATATGCCTCGGCTTATGCGTGGCACGATAGCTAATCGTATTGATTTTGCCGTTGATGCTTTTGCACGCAAGCATGATCCTAGTGCGTATGGGGTTCACACTCCCAGCCCTCACGCTGAGTTCAAGGGCACTCACTGCTACAACCCAGATGTGTTCGGGCTTGTGCGTAGTTCGTTCCAACACTTCGGTCATCTCGTTGCTCGTGCCAAGGCGGGTGATGAGTCCGTTACCGATGACCAGCTAAGCACTGCGTTCTATGACTTGTCGAGTCGTTACAGCGATTCCACTGGTCATATTGAGAATGCGTTTGAGGCTGTTAGTGATATGGATCTAGGCATTGTGCATTGCGACTGCGGTCACTATGAAGACCAGCACAATACGCACGATGTGCGTAACGATACGTGGTGTGAGTCGTGCTTCGATGATGACGCTGTGTACTGCGAGGACAATGGTGAGTACTGGCCTCGTGACGATGCGTTCTACTCTGAGGTTCGTGATGCGTACTACACGTACGATCGTGACAGCGATGACGACAACGAGGATGATGAAGACGACAGCGATCAGCCGATCATGTCGTACTCTACCAATGTCCTTAATGTGCTTGGCAATGAGTCGGGTATCAAGTCGTCTCACTTCGGTGAGTTCACCATGGGCATCGAACTTGAGATGACATCGGGTGAGAGCTACGCTGATTCAGCCGCTGAGTCTGTGCGTAGCCGTCTTGGTTCCTCATACTGCATCATCAAGAGTGACGGCTCGCTACCCTCAAATGGCTTCGAGGTTGTGACTTCTCCGCATGGCTTGGCTACTCACATCGAGAAGTTCAAGACGTGGGAGATCGACCCTGCCTATCGTGCATGGAACACAGGCAAGTGCGGTATGCATGTACACATTGACTCTCGTGCCTTCACGCAGTTGACGCTTGGCAAGTTCTTGATGTTCATCAACAGCAATGGCAACGTTGACTTCATTCGCAAGATTGCAGGTCGTCATCCATCTGTCGATGACCAAGCACGTAGCTACTGTGCAGCAGAGCATCAGTCCATCCTTACCAACCCCAAGAAGGCTGTCAAGGGCAAGTCTGGTGAGCGCTATCGCATGGTCAACATGTGCAACCTCGGTGGTCGTGAGGCACAGCGTCTTGGTCTTAGCATGGACAACAGCTACAACGGCAAGTACAACACAGTCGAGCTACGCATCTTCCGTGCTTCGCTCAAGAAGGAACGTCTGCTTGCACAGATCGAGTTCACTCATGCGTCTGTCATGTTCTGCCGTGTCGCATCGTGGCGTGATCTCAACGGCACATCGTTCGTCAAGTGGCTCAAGACTGTGGCGGGTCAGTACCCTGCGCTAGTCAAGTGGTATGGCGTACGTCAAGTACATACATCCACACCGACAGTCATTGCACCAGCGCAGGACACTTGCTCTGACGCTGTGCCTCCTGTGCCATCTACCCCATGGCAACCCGAGTATACGGAGTTCAGGCATGAGCATGACTACCCGATGCAAATACCCTACGACATCGAGGCTGAGCACATCAGGACATGGGCAAGGCGTAACGATCTGTACTTCCGCTTCGCTCTGTACTCAGGCTCTGAGTATGCGTTCTTCCCATACGGCGATATGGACACCATCAACAGCGGTGATGTCGTGTATATGCGTGTCGACGATCTGTGGGTGATCATGAACGAGTCATTTGCCGACACGATGTCTCATTGCTCGTATGTAGTGTCTGAGCATCAGCCTGCTTAATTCAACAACAACCAAACGGGGAGTTTTCTCCCCATTCTTTTACATCAAGGAGTTTTATTATGTGTCTCATTATTACTGGTCAGTCTTCCAAAGTTCGTTCAACCTTGCTCGATACACACGGGCTACTGAGCGACATCTTCACAGCCAACCCTGACGGCATTGGCTTCATGTATGGCTCAGCCAAGGGTCTCAAGGTCACCAAGACTTTGCCCAAGAATCTTGGCGATGCTACTGCATTCATTCAGCGCCTGCCTCAAGATGATCGTGAGATTGCTATTCACTTCCGCTGGACTACACACGGCAAGACCGATATGCTCAACTGCCATCCATATGATGTGATTCCTGGCTTCATTGCCATGATGCACAACGGCGTACTGCATACAGGAAATGCTGCTGACAAGAACAAGTCAGATACGTGGCACTTCATCAATGACTACTTGCATACCGCTGTGTCTGCGTCACCTGAGCTTGTCTACGATGCGGGCTTCGTGGCTATGATGGAGGAGTTCATTGGCAACAATCGTTTCGTGTTCATGAATGGCGAGGGTCGTATGCAGCACGTCAACTTCGATCAGGGCATCGAGCACGACGATATGTGGTTCAGCAACACGTACGCTTGGACTCCATCCCGTCTTATACCCAGCTACAAAAGCACGACGGCACTCAAGTCATACAGCTACAAAAGCTCGTACGGCAGCTACATGGACGACGAGTACGACGAGATGTACGACTACAACGCAAGCTTCGGCGTCTATCCCCGCAGTGTCAGCGCACACAGCGCCAACTACGACGAGACAGCGTACGACTTTCCAGATGACGAGGATGGTTTCGTTCGCCCTGACGTTGATGATCTTGCCATGGCTTTGACTGAGTGCGATATCGAGACTGTAGAGATCTGGCTCAGTGAGATGCCTGCGTACACAATCACTACGCTACTGCACGCTTTCGAGGCTTCGCCTCTGAGCTACACACATCGTGTCGACTTGTGCGTACCCGATCAGATGATCTACGATATGTTGATGGAGGGTGATGCGTCTGGTGTCATCAGTGCCGCCACCAAGTCGTACCATGCTGCGACTAGCATTGCCGAGGTCATCTGCTACTACCTGCAATGGGATGTACGCAAGCCTGTGTCGTTCAAGCCAGTATTGCCTGCACTGCTGACTTGATGTGTAGCGGGGGTTCGCCCCCGCATTTTTAAGGAGAGCGCTATGAGAAAGACAGGATGGGATCCACCACCCTTGATGCAAGATGACCACGGGGGGCTGAGCCAATGGTTTGCTACACGCCCTGATGCTCGATATGTTTTTAAACGTAACCAAAGGAGAGAGAAGATGAAGTACCGAGTACAAATAGTTATGTCCTACTGGCAGACAGTAGAGATCGAAGCCGACAGCCGTGCCGATGCTGAGAACCGAGCGCTGTATGAGTTTGATATTACCAAGGCACGCATCGGTGATGGTGAGGTATATGACGCAGAGTTAATCGAAGGAGAAAGCAAATGACTGCAATGACTAAGACGCAGATGGTAAACGCCTGTGTTGACTACGAGGTGGACTGGTTCTTTGACCAGACGCTTGAGGAACAGAAGGAAGTGTACCGACACCTCCAACTGCATGGGTTCACGGGGTTCAAGAATGTGCCTGACCACAACCTGTTCGCCTCTTGTGTAGACAAGGGCATATTTTTAATGGAGGAATGAAATGAAGTTTGAAGTACGTAACCACAACGACACGCTGCTTGGCGTGTTCGACAACGTGCATGACGCACTCAAGGAAGCAATGCTGTACAGGCATACAACGAGCAATCCCGCTTATGTAGATGAAGTAAAGGAGGAAGAAGATGAAAGTTAAAGAACTGATTGGGTACTTGCAGCAGTGCGACCCAGAGACGGAGGTGTACACCTTCAACGACCACGAGATACACGCCATCGAGTGTGTCGATGCAAGCATGACCGAGTGGGTACACCTTAACCTAGGAGAAAGACAATGAAAGTTAAAGACAGCGTTGCGCTACACCTGCGCTGTATCGAGGCAGACCTGCGGGACTACCTTGAGAACCCTGCCGAGTACAGGGTAGGCCACATCGAGGACGTGCACACGCTACTGCTCGATGTGATGGATAGATTAGGGATATCACTAACAGAAGGAGAATCAGAATGATGACACCATGGGAAAAACTAGAAAGAGTAATACTTTTAGTTGCAGTAATGGTGCTACTTACGGATCTTTTTTATTGGAGACCCTATTGACAACTGTCTACTCTTGGACAAATAATATTCACTCAAGGAGAAAATAATGAACAACCCACCCTACGACACGGGTAAGGTCAAGATCGGCCTGACCTATACCCCACCACCCCCTGAATCTACCCCTGAGTCCGACTGGATACAGGGCGTTCTGCTTGGCGACAAGCAGGGGATGGATGATCTACTACTCACCACCATACAGTCCATCGGACTCATTGCTTTCATCGTTATCGTCATGCTACTTACAGGAGGAACCTCAAATGCCTGACATGCAAACCGCACTCAAAACCGCACTAACCCGCACCTTACAGGAGTGGGATGACGATGGGGAGATTTCTCCTCAGACTCCTACTATCAACACTACTATCAACAACTCTGTACCAACACCTTCTCAGGGAATTCCCATGAAAAAAACTTTTAACATCACCAATAACATCTCTCGTGTAACTTTCGATTACATCAAAAACAACCCCGGCTCCACACGTAAGGAGATCATAGAAGCTCTCGAGCATCAGGGCTTTGCGGGCGGGTCAACATCAAGTTTAATAGCACAGATGAGACGCAATAAGATGATCCACGAAACCAACAACCTGTACTACGCAGACATAGCCGAGTACCGCCCAATCAAATCGCTCAAAGCACTCAAGAAGCTGGAAGCCCCAATAGCACCACCCAAGCGCAAGTACGAGAAGAAAGCCGTGACCGGTATCGGTGCGTTGCTACGTGAGAAGCTGGAGAATATGCCTGTGTCTAGCCAAGATGCGCTTGATGCGGCCGCTTACGCTATGGGCGGGCATACGCCTAAACGAGTGATCTCTCTTGTACGTGTGAAGTCACCCGAAGATATTTTGAAGGACATGACTGTGTATCAGGCGCATGATTTGTACCGTCACCTCAAGCAGATGTTTGGCAACTAAATTTTATAAACCCAAGGAGAAAACAAAATGGCTACCAAGAATACACAACAAGAAACAACGTACGTAATTTCACCGCCCAAGTTTGCGACTGTAGACTTGTACCTTCAAGGCATTGCACCGCTAGTAGTTGAGCGCTTCAGCAAGAAAGCTGAACTGATGGCTAAGATGCAGGAGGGGCCGTCCGCCAAGAGCAAGAAGGTGCGTGAAGCCCGTGACTACGACAGAGAAGCAGAAGACGCAAGATACCGCAGTCTTGAAGAGTGGGAGGGTGTGAACGCCGCCGCGTTTCGTGCCGCCATGATCTCAGCCTGTCGCTTGGTTGGGTTTAAGATGACGCTTGCAAAGCTCTCGACATTTGTGGAAGCAGATGGTTGGGACAAGCAAGATGGCGTGCCTCTGGTGCGTATCTACGGCAAGAGTGATGTGTATACAGCGCACACAAGAAATGCAACGGGCGTAGTAGATGTACGCTCGCGTCCGATGTATAAAGATTGGGCGGCAAAGCTTCGTGTACGCTTTGACATGGATCAGTTCAAGACCATTGATGTGGTCAACCTTGTGAGTCGTTGTGGCTTACAAGTAGGAATTGGAGCAGGCAGACCCGACAGTAAGGCTAGCGCCGGCTGTGGGTTCGGTTTGTTCCAAGTTGTGAAGACCGATGACATTGAGGCTATTAGAGCCAAGTTCAGTATCCAGTAAGCTGAACACTGCGGCAGGCTAGGTGCGTAGCGGTTCGTTACGGCTTGGCTTGGCGCGGTATGGTGTGGCTGAGCACGGCAGGCGTGGCCGGGATTGGCTAGGAGCGGTCGGGCCCGGTTTGGCATGGCAGGCGCGGAGTGTCTTGGTGAGGCGCGGTGTGGCGGAGCTTGGTTCGGTATGGCACGGCAGGCTTGGCATGGCGTGGCGTCGTAGGGCGGGGCGCGGTTAGGCCCGGTTTGGCAAGGTAAGGCAGGCACGGCTCGTTATGGCGGGGCTTGGTAGCGACCGGTTTGGCTCGGCAAGGCAGGCATGGCACGGCACGGCGAGGCGAGGACTGGATGGGCATGGTCTGGCGTGGTTAGGCAGGCATGGATAGGCGCTGATCGGCGCGGTCAGGCTCGGCTTGGTAAGGTGTGGTTTAGCACGGCAGGCTAGGCGCGGAAAGGCGACGTGAGGCAGGGATGGGCGAGGTACGGCAGGCAAGGCTAGGCGAGGCAAGGTTCGATCCGGTTGGGTCTGGACAGGTATAGCAAGGCAGGCTAGGCGAGGCGAGGCGCAGTCAGGCGTGGCGTGGTACAGCAAGGTAAGGCAGGCATGGCTCGATTAGACATGGCGTGGCAGGGCAATGCAGGCATTTTATTTTTAACAAGGAGAAATCATGAATGAAGAGCGCAAGTATTTAGAAGACATGGCACGCCAGCATAACGGCGTGCTGATGATCGATCACGTACTTGAGGCGGCTAAAGATGAAGACAACATCTTGCACCGCCATTTTGAATGGGACGACAGCGAAGCGGCTAAGCAGTACCGCAGAGAGCAGGCCAGATCACTGATTCAGAAGTGTAAGATTGTTGTGTTGGACAGTACCCCTACGCAAGTCCGCGCATTCATCAGCTTGCCATCTGATCGTGAGTCTGGTGGTGGCTACCGCATGGTTGCCCATGTGATGGGTGATGCTGATATGAAGGAGGAGTTTCTGCACGACATCCAACTGACCATTGCACGTTGGACTAAGAAGCTGCACCTGATTGATTCAGACATCGCTGATCTGATTGTGCAACTGGACAATGAACTTAAAACTCGTGATATTGAAAGGGCTGAGGTAAGAGTATGAGTGACACACTGTTCAACAAAGAATGATACGCAACGCTGTGCTTGAAGAGGTGGCGCTAGAGTTCGATGCCATGCGCATTGCCTTTGGTGACACAGCCCATAGCTTTGCTACGTATGTCAGGGACATGAAAACGTGAAGAGTAATCACAACATCATTCGTGAACTGCTCAAGCGACACCCCGATGGTTTGAAGTCAAGCGACATAGCCAAGTTCACTGGCATAGACGTTCGCTCTGTCAACAAATCATTGGAGGGTGTGTTTGGTGTGTACATCGATCGGTGGGAGAAAGCAACCTTTCGCAATACATTGGCGGCAATTTGGGTCGTCGTTGACGTACCTGAGAACTGCCCGAAACCAGAAAACACTGGAAGGAGATCGCAATGGCAGAAACACCTGAGTGGAAAGTAAAGAAGGCGGTACGGCTGTTGCTTGACAAGCTAGGCATATACCACTTCATGCCCCCTGCTAACGGCTTCGGCCGTGCAGGGATACCTGACATCGTTGGTTGTATGGATGGGCACTTCATCGCCATCGAGTGCAAGGCTGGCAAGGGGCAGACCACTGCGCTACAGGACAGAGAGCTTAACGCTATCCTCAATGCAGGCGGCACGGTGTTCATTGCCCGTGAGCACAACATACCAGACCTAGAACTACTACTGAAGGAGAAACGAGATGAATTACGCGGACTTTGACGGCTCAATGTCTGAGGCAGAACTGCACCGCAGGGTGACGGCTATGTCCGATGAAGAGCAAGCGCACTTCAAGCTACTGATCCACAAGCTGGTGATGTGCTACGGGGATGGTAACGCGCAAGGCGTGGTCATAATAGGACGCGCTGAAGATGCGCTAGCAGGAGTCGTTACCCTAAACTGTAATGAGATGGAGGCGTCGCAACTCATGTTGGCGGCAAACGATTTTTTCGGCTTTCTAAACGTCCTAGACGCACCACCCAAAGAGAACTTTAACTAGGAGGAAAACACATGACCGATTGGACACCGGAAGAAGACGAAGCCTTTAACGAGGTGGAGAAAAGCAGCAACCTTGGTAAGCAGATACTGCGAGGCATCGAGGGACAGCCTTATGTGTACCCACCACAGCGCACATGGGTTGGGTTGACGGATGAGGAGATTGAAGGCGCGATTGACGATGGCTTTGCATTTGGTCTTAATGATGGCAACGTATCAAACGAATATGTGATTCGGTATGTCCGAGTCATTGAAGCCAAACTCAAGGAGAAGAACACATGAAGTACTCACAATCCAAAGAACTTGTTGATGAGTTGATGAACATCGCTGTGCTGTTCCATGCCAGCGCCCTGTTGCGTACCAAGATAGCTGACGTAATTGATAAGCATATCCCCGACCTTGACCCCGCGTGTATGGAGCGTGGTTGCACTGCAGTTGATGACTACAAGGAGAAAAATGTCAGCACCCTATAAACAAATCATCACGATCGACTTTGAAACCTACTGGGACACCAAGGAAGGTTACACGCTCACCAAGATGACAACTGAGGAGTACATACGCCATGACTTATTTCACGCGTTTGGATGCTGCGTTCATGAGTACGGATCTGACAGCCCAACTACTTGGGTTAGAGGTGACAGACTACGTGAGTACTTTTCTGGAATTGACTGGGGACGAACCGCAGTGCTTGCGCACAACGCACAGTTCGATGTATCAATTATGGAATGGGTCTACGGCGTACACCCCGCCTTCATCTTCGACACCCTATCAATGGCGCGCGCTCTCAGAGGCGTTGAGGTTGGCAACAGTCTCGCCAAACTTGCAAGAGATTTTGATCTTCCCGAAAAAGGGGCAGCCGTACACAGCACCAATGGTGTGGCCGAGTTGGACGAGGTCTTGGAATCTGAGCTATCGGACTATTGCAAACACGACGTATATCTATGCGAAAGAATCTTTGAGCGCTTGGTCGAAGGATACCCACCCAAGGAGCTACGCCTCATCGACATGACGCTGAAGATGTACACCCGTGCGTGCTTGCAGCTTGACCCCAACATGCTGACTGACGCCATACTAGATGAAAAGGAAAAACGTGAAGCCCTATTACAAAAGCTCGGCGTGGAAGAGACTGCGCTGGCATCGAACCCGCAGTTTGCTGCACTACTTGAGAAACTCGATGTGGTTCCGCCAACCAAGACAAGTAAGACGACCGGCAAAGAAACGCTTGCCCTCGCTAAAAACGATGCCCTATTTCAAGCGCTCCTTAACGGTGAACGTGAAGACGTTGCCCTACTTTGTGAAGCGCGTCTTCGGGTTAAGTCGACCACCGAGCGCACAAGGGCTCAGAGATTCCTCGACATTAGTAAACGTGGCGCCTTACCAGTACCTCTCTCCTACTACGGGGCGCAGACTGGCCGGTGGACAGCAAGCAAAGGCTCGGCCATCAACATGCAAAACCTCAAGCGAGGTTCGTTCCTACGCAAAGCGATTATGGCTCCCGATGGCTACCAACTCGTTGTCGGGGATCTCTCGCAGATTGAGCCGCGAGTTCTTGCGTGGCTTTCGGACTACACAGGCATGCTCGATATCTTCCGTGCTGGAGGTGACCCTTACGCCGCGTTCGGTGCGCAGATGTTCAACATACCGAACCTCACAAAAGAGAGTCACCCTGACCTACGCCAATCAGCCAAATCGGCTTTACTTGGCTGTGGCTACGGGCTTGGTTGGGCATCCTTTGCGTCTCAACTTACTACGGGGTTCCTAGGCGCACCGCCTGTACGCTACGAAGCAGATTTTGCGCGGCAACTTGGTGTAAGCAAGAAGAAGGCGATTGAGTTCCTGAGTTGGCAAGACACCGAAGCCAAGCTTAGGGATATCCCGCACACATGTAGCCTGTATGAGTTAGCCATGCACGCCGTTGCGTCCAAGCGCATCATTGATATCTACAGAGCTACAGCGTACCCTGTTGTGGGCTTTTGGCAGTTGTGCGAAACGATGATTGACTCGGCGCTGTACCACGGCAAAGAGCACACATATAAATGCTTGACCTTTAAGAAAGGTCGTATAGAATTACCCAATGGAATGAGCTTGCACTACCCCGATCTGAGACGAGAGAAGGATGAGAAGGGTAGAGACCAGTGGGTTTACGGCGCCGATGCAACCAAGTTGTATGCAGGCAAGGTAACGAACAATGTCACGCAAGCGCTGGCGCGTATTGTGATGACTGACGGAATGCTACGGGTGTCCAAAAGATACTTCATAGCAGGCACAGTGCACGACGAATTGATCGCTGTTGTACCTGATGCTGAGGTAGAGGAAGCTAAGACTTGGGTCTTGGCGCAGATGACTATGGAGCCAAGCTATATGCAAGGCATACCATTGTCCGCTGACGGTGGCGCGCATCGTCGTTATGGGTTAGCAAAAAACTAGGAGAAGCAGTATTGAAGTTACCAACAAAAATAAGAGTAGGTAGGCGGTGGTATAGCGTGGAAGTCATTGAGGCTATGATCGATAAGACTTACATGGGGCGTGTGCATTACGACGCGCAACACATTCGTATCGGTACACGCAACCACACAGGCAAGCCGTTTACAAAGCACGAAGTCGGCGATACCTTTTGGCATGAGCTTACGCATGCAATCCTGCATGACATGGATAGCCCTTTGTATCGTGACGAGAAGTTTGTATCCGCGTTTGCAACACGGCTTAACAAAGCCATTAACACAGCGAAGTTCGAATGAAAAAACCAGCATGGTCACACAGCAGCCTCAAAGATTTTGAGGGTTGCCAGCGCAGGTATCACGAGGTCAAGGTCTTGAAGAAGTACCCCTTCCAAGAGACTGAGGCCACGCGGTACGGCAATCAGGTGCATGAAGCTATTGAACACTACATCAGAGATCAAAAGCCCATACCGCCTGAGTACGAGCAGTTCCAGCCTGTGGTGGACGCCATGCTCAAGAAGCCCGGAAGAAAGCTAGCAGAGTATGAGATGGCGCTGCGCGCTGACCTTACGCCTACTAACTGGAAAGCACCTGATGTTTGGGTGCGGGGCATCGCTGACATTCTGATTGTTGACGATGAGAACCTTACGGCATGGGTGGGAGACTGGAAGACCGGCAACAACAAGTACCCCGATAGGGATCAGCTTGTATTGATGTCGCTCATGGTGTTCCAACACTTCCCACACATACGTAAGGTTAACTCTGCGTTGCTGTTCATTGTTAAAAATGATATGGTCAAGATGCAGATGACACGCGATCAATCTGAAGCCTTCTGGTGGAAGTATCGTGAGCGTACTGCGCGACTGGAATCATGCTTCGAGAACGATGTATGGAACCCCAATCAAACCCCACTTTGCGGCTGGTGTCAGGTCACTGGCTGTGAGTTCAACCCTAAGCATTAGGAACAACCATGGCCACAAGAAACTATCGGTCAGAGTACGTTAACTACCAAGGCACGCCCGAGCAGATCAAGAAGCGAGCAGAGCGCGTTAAGGCTCGTCGCATGATGGAGAAGACGGGAGCAGCCACCAAGGGTGACGGCAAAGATGTAGACCACATCAAGCCCATGCGCTCAGGCGGTACGTCAGCCAAAGGTAACTTGCGTATGCGTAGCAAATCTGCCAACAGAGCAGACAATAAATAATCCTCGGAGAAGCAATGGAAATTGTAGAAGACAGAGCACTTATCTTACGAACAAGAAACCCGCACAAATACTCAATCATCCCTAAGAGCAAAGCCATGCTTCGTGCAGACGGAGGCTATGACGTTGCTGTGTACTGGGGTCTTGATGAAGCGCGGGTCTTGCGTAACCTAGGTGTGAAAGATGTGCCCTCGCCTATCACTAGGCGCTATGACTGGCCGGGGCGTTACACGCCCATGGCTCACCAGATAGAGACAGCGGCGTTCTTGACGATGTATCGCAGGGCATTCGTGTTCAGCGAACCCGGCACTGGCAAGACGCTCTCTGCTCTTTGGGCGGCTGACTACTTGATGAAGCTCAAGAAGGTGCGTAGGGTTTTGATCCTGTGTCCTTTGTCTATCATGCACAGCGCATGGATGGGTGACATCAACAACAGCATCATTCATCGCTCTGCCGTTATAGCGCACCATGCTCAGGCTAGTCGCCGTATCGAGATGATCCAGCGTGACTACGAGATCGTCATTACCAACTACGAAGGCTTGAACCTGATAGCCAATGAAGTCGTTAATGATGGCCGCTTTGACCTTGTGATTGTTGATGAGGCCAACGCATACAAGACACCCACGACACGCAGATGGAAGTCGCTTAACTCAATCCTTACGCCCACCACATACCTGTGGATGATGACCGGAACGCCGGCATCTCAGTCACCTGTGGATGCGTACGGCTTGGCTAAGTTGGTCAACCCTGATGGTGTGCCTAAGTTCTTTACTGCGTGGCGAGACAAGGTGATGAACAAGGTAACGCTGTTCAAGTGGGCGCCAAAGCATGATGCCAAGGACAAGGTGCATGAGGCTCTCCAGCCTGCGATACGCTACACCAAAGCACAGTGCCTTGACTTACCGCCTGTCATTACCATGACGCGTGAGGTGCAGTTGACCCCACAGCAAGCCAAGTACTACAACATGCTCAAGGAGCGCATGCTGGTGCAAGCCGCAGGCGAGACCATCACGGCAGTTAACGCTGCAGCCGGTGTGTCCAAGCTCTTGCAGATCAGTTGTGGTGCGGCCTACACAGACGACAAGGAAGTCGTTGAGTTTGACTCAGCGCCTCGGTTGGCTGTGCTGGAGGAGATACTGGAGGAGACTGATCGCAAGGTCATCATCTTCGCTTTGTTCCGTAGCACCATCGACACCATCAGCAACTACCTCACCAAGAAGGGCATTGTCAATGAGTGCATCCACGGGGACGTAACGCCAAGCAAGCGTGGGCAGACGATCAATCGCTTCCAGACTGAGGCTGACCCTAGGGTGTTGGTCATGCAACCTGCGGCATCTGCGCACGGCATTACGCTGACTGCCGCTGATACTGTGGTGTTCTATGGGCCACTCATGAGCGTGGAGCAGTACATCCAGTGCTGTGCCCGTGCTGACCGCAAAGGGCAGGACTCAGACAAAGTTACTGTGATTCACATTCAGGGTAGCGCTATCGAGAGGAAGATGTTTAGTGCGTTGGCAGGGAAAGTTAGCGATAACTTACTTCTTACCGACATGTTCGAGACTGAAATTAAATCATGAAAGGGGGTTGCAAGCGATTGAAATGTGTGTAAACTGTCCAACCTTAGACAATAATTAAACAGGAGAAGCAAGTGTCAGAAGACTTAGTACCGCTAGACAAACTAGCAAAAATCTACCGCAAACTGCGTAGCAAGATTGCCGACCTGACCCAAGAGTACGACACGCAAGTCGAAATACTCAAGGCGCAACAGGAAGAAATCAAGAACGCAATGAAAGACCAGATGAAGGCGATTGGCGTCACATCTGTACGCACTACCGAGGGCACTGTTGTGCTGTCTGTAAAGACGCGTTACTCCACACAGGACTGGGATGAATTCAAGAAGTTCGTCATAGCCCACGAAGCCATCGAGCTTTTGGAGAAGCGCATTGCGCAGACCAACATGAAGCAGTTCTTGGAAGAAAACCCCGGGGTCGTACCGCCCGGACTCAACTCAGCCTCTGAGTATGACATCTCTGTACGTAAACCAACTTAAATGGAAATCAAATGAGCAATATTGCAATGTTCAACCCCTCAAATGTGCCATCGTTCGCTAAGAACGCGGCTCTGTCTGCAACTACTTTGGCCTTGGCTGGTGGTGTTCCCACCGCTAACGGCATGAAGCGCGTCTCCATCAAGGGTGGCGTGTTCCGTCTGCTTGCAGGCGGTAAGGAAGTGGCATCTATCGAAGACCGCCACTTGGATGTGATCGTGGTCAAGGCTGCCCCCAAGGTTAGCCGTATCTTCTACGCCGGCTCCTACGACAAGGATGCGGTGGCGGCTCCCCCTGACTGCACCTCTGGTGATGGTGAAAAGCCCGATGCAGGCGTGAGGAATCCACAGGCTTCTACCTGTGCCGCTTGCCCACAGAACATCGCTGGGTCTGGCAATGGTAATAGCCGTGCTTGCCGTTACCAACAGCGCTTGGCTGTTGTCTTGGCTAACAACCCCGAAGGCGATGTGTTGCAGGTAACCCTGCCAGCTACGTCCATCTTCGGTAAGGAAGAAGGTGACAAGCGCCCACTGCAGGCATACGCCCGCTTCATGGCGGCTCAGACTCCTCCAGTTAACTTGGATGCCATCGTGACTCGCATGAAGTTCGACACCAAGGCTGAGTCACCCAAGCTGATCTTCGCACCTGTGCGTTGGTTGACCAATGACGAGTACGAGATTGTGCAGTCACAGGGCGCATCCAAGGATGCTGAGAAGGCCGTAGCTTCTACCCCTGCCGCTGTGGATGGCGTTACTGCCCCTGCTCCGTTGGCTATTGAAGGCAAGCGCCCAACGGCTAAGCCTATGGGTGAGATGATGGACGAAGACGAGGCAGAAGCTGTTGCTGAAGTCAAAGCCGCCAAGCCTAAGAAAGCCAAGGCTGTTGAAGTAGAGGCCGAAGAGGAACCCGAAGTTCGCAAAGCCCCTGCCAAGGTGGAAGCCGCCCCAGCTAAGAAGAACAAGCTGGCCGACATCGTTGCTGATTGGGACGATGAGTAAGCACACAGGGGGCTTCGGCCCCCTTTAAAAACATGGCCTATTCACAAAAAATAATTGACGAAGTAGCTAAGACTCCCAAGTCTCTGGGTAACCAGCTTGGGCGTTGGGCAATCCATCTTAACTTTCCGGTTACGAAGATTGCCTATGCGCTTGGCGTCTCTCGACAGACTGTCTACAACTGGTTTACAGGCACGGAAGTGTTTGTTGCCTATCGTGAACGTGTCGAATTCTTAACTCACATAATGAAGACCTCTCACTCAGCAGAAGAGGCATGGAGAAAAATATGTACGGAATACAACCTCGATCCCTCACCACGCAAGAGCTAATTCGCTTCAGCGCTGAACTCATTGAACTTGATACAGGAATGCCCAAAGAGTGGCAACTGGAAGTGCTTAGACGTTTGACTGTGATGGCGCCCCCTGATGGAGCCACAACCAAAGACGCACGCCAACTCGAACTCTTCTGACCGCAAGGACTTTAATGACTCCGCTTGAGTTTTTAGCGGTTGTTCTGCCGCCGCCCGAATGTGGTCGGTATTGCGTAGCGGAACTTACTAGGACGAAAGAGCATGTCTTTGTTGATGCGCTCGATCAGACAACATTGCCAATCAAAGGTTGGCACGACAGCAAGCTGGATGTTTACTTTGCCTTGGCTACCTTTGGCAAGGAAGACAACCGACAAGCTGCCAACGCAAGGTTTGTGAAGTCCCTGTTCATTGACATGGATGGATATGCATCGAAGAAAGATGCCGCCCTTGCGCTCAATGCGTTCTTGGAGAAGACTGGCTTAGATGCCTTGGGTACGCCCTACGTGGTGGGTTCTGGTGGCGGGTTGCACTGCTACTGGCCACTGCTTACAGCCGTGCCCATTGACTCGTGGAAGCCAGTGGCTGAGAACTTCAAACGCCTGTGCAAGCAGGAGAACATGGCCATTGACATGACTGTGACGGCAGATGCCGCCCGAGTCTTGCGTGTGCCTGACACAACCAACTTCAAGAAGAAGTACGCAACGCCGCGCCCTGTGCGCATACTGACTGAAGGCGACGTGTTCAGCTTCGAGGGGCTGGCAACTCTTATCAGAGAGAAACTGACTGGCTCAGTATATGAGCCTGTGGCGGCTCCCACCCTTGACTTGCCCGGCCAGCGCCCAGCAAAGGCAACGCCAACGGCTACGACTCTCAAGCTGTACGAGAACAGCGTGACCAAATTCAAACCTATATGGCTTGCGACTCAGCAAGGTCGTGGCTGTGGTCAGTTGGCTCACTACGTGGAGCATGCGACAGAAGATGGCATGGAGCCGATCTGGAGAGGCTTGCTTTCATGGACTAAGGTTTGTGAAGACGGCAACAGGGCGGCGGTGTGGCTGAGCAAGATGCACCCCTACGAGCCTGAGCGCATGAACCAAAAGCTGCAAAGCATCAAGGGCCCGTACCCCTGCGTCAAGATGGACTCAGAGAATCCCGGAGTGTGTCCTTCGTGCCCACACTGGGGCAAGGTAACCAACCCCCTAATCTTCGGACGTGAATTGTCTGTTGAGGTGGAGGAGAAAGAGATCGAGGTCAAGCTGACCAGTGACAGCACAGTCACAGAGAAAGAAGTCGTCAAGGTTATGCGTCCAACACCGCCAAGGGGTTACGCCTACGGCACGAACGGCGGTGTGTTCATGGAGCGCACAGTAGAAGATGACGAGGGCGTCAAGTCCAAGAAGCAAGTGATGCTGTTGCCATACGAGCTATTCGTGGTGGACATCCTCAACAGCAACAACGACCACACTGTACACATGATTGCGCTCAGACCTGAAGGGGCACTGAATGTAACCATGCCGCAGAAGGCGGTGGTCAGCAAAGACGAAACGGTGAAAGCACTGGCGAGCCAAAACATAGTGGCGGCTTTCGGTGCCAACAATGACAAAAACCTATTTGAATATGTGAGGGCATGCGTGGAAGAATCTAGCACTAACAAAACCCCAATCAAAGTTCCTGACAGCTACGGTTGGCAACCTGACAACTCGTATGTATTTGCGGGTCGTATCTTTACTAAGGGTAAACCCCCAGTAAAAGTCCCAATGCCGGGCTTGGAGAACATCACCAAGAACACCGAGCCTCGTGGCACTATGGAGCAGTGGCGCATCTTCATTGAGATGCTGATTGCCAAGAAGATGTGGGATCACCTAGCCGTTTTGCTTGCTGGTGCTGGCGCACCTTTCATGCGCTTCACAGGCATCTACGGCATGACGTACCACTGCGCCAGTACCGAGTCTGGTACAGGTAAGACGCTGGCGCTGGAAGCTGCAGCTTCGGTCTGGGGACACCCCACCCACTACCGTACAGGCAAGAGCACTTCTCCTGTGGCCATGCAACAGCGCTTGGGTTTGCTCAACAGCCACCCGCTTATCACTGACGAGATCACATCCAAGAACCGAGACGACTTTGAGTGGTTGCCTGAGTTCCTACTGGACATGACCGAAGGCCGTGGCAAGGAGCGTATGGAGTCTGGCTCCAACAAAGAGCGCTTGAACTTATCCACATGGATGACCAACGCCTTGATGTCATCTAACACCCACATCGTGGACTACTTGACTGGTGGGCGTACCCATTCGTCTGAGGGTGAACTGCGCCGCTTACTTGAGTTTGTGCTTGAAGACGAGTTGTCTTGGGAGCCACACGAGATTGAAATCATCAAGTCTTTGCAAGCCAACTACGCTGTAGCTGGCTACGCCCTGTCCCAGTACCTTGCTGACAATGTTGACCAGCTTCCTAAGATGGTAGGCGAAGCCGTTGCCGGTATGTACTCTGAGTTCAAGGCAACCAATGACGAGCGCTTCTGGATGGCAGGGGTTGGATGCTCTGTATGCGCCCTCAAAGCGTTTAAAGAGTTAGGCGTGGTGGACATACCTTACAAACCCATCCTGAACTCCTACAAGAAGGCTGTGGACTACATGCGAGCCAGTATGAAGAGCAGTGTGCGCACCGCTGTGGATGTACTGAACTCCTACACCCGTGACAACTACGGCAGTTTCGTAGTGATTAAGCCTAGCAAGGGCGGCCTCATGGCTGAACTGGGTAACGGCAAGGATATTGACTTGACGATCACGCGCAACAAGGTGTTCGGTCGGGTGGAGCATGAGCCGATCCCCAACCACATCGACTACTTCATCGAGGAGCAACTGCTCAAGGCGTACTGCGCCACCATGAGTTTCGGGTATTCGTCATTTAAGCGCCAGCTTGAACAACTGTACAACGTAGAGTATCTTAAGAAAGATATGATGGCCAAGACCAAGGGGCCACAGATGCGGGTCACAGTTATGAAAATCAGACGCGAGATTATTGATGCCGATGAAGTACTCCTCACTGCACCTTCCGTGGGAGAAAGTTGATAAGGGGCAGGGGTTTTTTATACCCTGCCTCGACACCGAATCCATGAAAGAGTGGGGCTTAAAGAAAGCCTTCTCCTTGCGGATACTAGATGCCCACGCTAGCGTGGGCATCCTTGACGGCAAGCTCGGTGTTATGTTTTACCGGAAGCCTCAATCCGTTTAATAGCCGCCTCGAACTTCTCAGATATAGCCTGCCGAGCATCGTTGATTCGGTCGATACGCTTGCGCTTTTCTTCCCCTGACAGACCCGCCATACCTGTAATCCGCTCTTCGTCTGCACGCAGTCGACCCATCTGTGTGCGGTACTGGTTAGCTATGCCTGCCGACACAATCTCTGTGCGGTTGTCAGCCAAGAACTCTCTAGCGTCTGCTACACGGCCTTGCTTGAGCATGCTGTCGTACGTGTCTTTAGCTTGCTTAGACTCCTTGGCTATGCGGTACACCACATCAGCATCAGCACCGCCATATTTTTTCTGGAACGAGCTACCAATAAACGGCAGGTCTGTGATGCGCTTCTCTGGGGCGTCGCCTTGCGTTTCCTTGCGGAACAAGCCGTTGGCTGCAGCCGCAATAATCAGCGGTAGCTGACCAAAGTAGCCGTTAGAGATGTGCTCAATCTGTATGGGCGACAGCATAGGCAACATTTTGCTCATAGATTTGGCGGCTTCGGTCGTGCTTATATTGAAGCGCTCCGCCACCGTCTTATCTTGCATGCGTTGAGACTCGATGTCGCTACCTGTGTAGAAGTTCTTGTTGCTGTAAACCTCAAACGCAGGCTTGATAATCTGCGGCATAAACTTAGACGAGTAGCCGGGGATCGACATCAAGAACATATCGCGCAGTGCGTCAAACTGTTGCTTGCCATCCGTCTCCGCTTTCATAGCGTCTACTGCGGCAACAGCCAACGAGAAGAACCAACCAGCCTCATAGGGAATAGGCAGCTTAAACGGCTCTTCAACGCCCGGCACAGGAATAAAGAAGTTGCTGTACTTGTCCTTTGGCTTAGCTCGTTTGAAAGCTTCGTCGTCTTCCATAGCCATGGCGTAAACCACACCGACGCCCACCAACAACATGGCGTTGTTAAAGAACTTCTGCTTGATCTTTTGCTGTTCCTCAAACGGCATTTGACCTGTGGCGGCTTTGTACAGCACGTTCAAGCCTTGGATCTGCGCGTTAAAGAACGGGATCAGTCGGCTGGCGTACTGCACTGTGGGTGACAAACCGCGCTTGTAGAAGTTCATGGACTCCATCGTGGCCAAGTCAGCCTCGACTTCAGACAATCCGTTCTTACGAGCGTTGTCAAACACCAGTGCACGGGTGGAAGCATCGGCACGCATAGCGGCTCTGTCCATCGTAGCAAACAACTGGTCAACAGCACCTTGTTGGTTACCCGCCAACTGGAGCGCCATCTTAGAAATGTCGTCTGGGTCTCCTGTAAAAATGCCACTTTGAACTAAACCACGCTTGATGAGCTCTTCGCCTGCCTTGCTTGTACCGCGAGTCATACGCACAAACTCAGTGGTAGCTTTAACAACCGCTGTTAAAGGGTTGTAGTTTAAACCGCCTGTAAACGATGCGGCCATCGGGTCACGAATTAACTGCCGCGCAATATAGATTGGCATGCGGGTCACGCCAGAGCGCAAGATGTCGCCGGCAATACCACCAATTTTTAAGAACGCAGGAAGCGTCAAGTGAGCGCCTTCCAAACTCTTCACAATCAACTCGGCAGGAATACCGCCCATGATGGTGTCATCGGTCTTAACGCGTACCCGGCGGTCGCCCTTGTCTTTAGGATCGGCAGGGTCTGGCTCTTGGTTAAAGCGAATAATGTCTGCACCCGCCGGGCCTTTCCCTTTGTGGATTGGCATGGCGTTGGTTATCTTGCCTTCTTTGTCCACGGGGCCTTTGCCCGCACCAATTGCTTGGAACGCGTAGCCCACATTGCGGGCTGCAAGATTTGTCAGCGCTTTGTCTGTGATGAGCAGTGTGTTGCGCGGCAACGACTCGGTCAAGGGAAGGATGCGGGTCTCGCCCCCTTTAAGTTCCGCCAAGTAGGGCTGGTATCTAACATCGCCGATGTTGATAGTCACTTCGTCACTAAAGACAAGATCAGCCATTCCGTTTTCACGAATGCGGTAGAACGGAACATAGTCACCGTCTTTGAGCAGCTTGGCTGCATCCGCCTTGGTGATTGCGCCAGTTGAAGCCAAGAACTTAATCAAGCCCGCGTTGTATGCGTTGTATGTACTACGCACAACTTCCAAAGCATTTTTTAGTTGGGGGTTGGCGTTAACGTCAGCCATTGCAGCTTTAAGTTCTGCCTCGGTTACACCTAGTGCACCCACATCAAGCTTAGACAAACCTTTGTTAGCCGCACGTTGTGCAATCATGTACGTAGTGGCAAGGTCAACACGGCCTCTGGCGTTGCCGCCCGGGATGCGCCCTATGGCGTCAAAGACATCCTTGGCGCTGTTACCACCTGTAGACCTGATGCCGTGGAAGCCCTTGTCGTCTGTGTACAACTCCATCGGCCCTTCCATCAGCGTGGAGCTTACGATAGCCATCTTCTGGTCAGACTTGGTGACGCTGTACATTGCTTGCACAAAGTTCTTGGTGTCGCCCATTTCTTTAGCGCCAGCTTTCAATGCTTCACGCAATCCAGCACGCATATCAACCAAGTTCATCTCGGTCTCAAGTGCCATGTTTCTACCAAGGCGTTCACTGAAAGATTTAGGCTGTGCAATGATCTGCTTAGACAGGCTAGTCAACGCATCGTCTTGCCCGTACTGTGCCTTACGTGAGAACAGCAAGCCTTCGGACTGGCCGACAGGTTCCATATTGACGCCAATAATTTCAGGCGTGTTGTCAATAAAAGCTCGTTCAATGTATCTACCGCGCTCGTTGTTCTGCTCAATCGCATCAATACCGGCAGCTTTAAGTATTTCTGTAAGTTTTTTTATCCCAAGCTGTCTACGCATGTCGTAGAACAAACCATTAGCTTCGTATTCACCATCTTTCTTGGCTCTGTCCTGCAGTCTTTTGTCGCCGTACTTTTTCATCAACGCGTCTAGTTTAGGGCGCTCGCCAAATGTAAACGTTGAATTAACGGAATAGACACGCTCACGAGGCACGTCATCCAAAGTGCGGTACATGTTGCCTATGGCAGGGCGTTTTGTAAGTGGTTTAATCTTGGACAGATCAAGCGACTTTAATATCTCTAATTCTTTTTCTCGTTTGGCAAGATGTTTTTCCAAGTTGGGAATTCGAGTTGCACTGCTAGGTTTTTTTGCCTCAGAGATTACAGCCCTATCAAGCGCTGTTTGTGCGGTTTCAATTTCTCTTTCAACAAACAGTGTTTTATTTTCAATATATTTTTTAGCGCCTGCATTCTTTGTCGGGTCAAGCAGTGTCCCGTCGTTCAAAGCACTGTTTACGTAAGCAGACAACAACCCGGATTCTAGTTTTGACTGCAGCATTGCTGTTGTCAACTCGTCGTGTTGTGTGTTTATAAATTTATTGTCAAGGCTGCGGTAGTCTTGGTACGTTTTGTTTCCATACCCAGTTTCGTTTGCGGCTTTGCCATAAGGCACTGCTTGCCTGTAATACTCGGCGTATTCTTTTTGCGGTGTAGTGTAGGGCCCTTCGCCCAAAGACTCTTCTGCCAAGAACCTTAAATCAAAAGCGCCTTCTCCTGAGCCAGCGTAACCGGTATCAAACGCTTTAAACTTTGCATCTGAGCCGTGCCATGTGCCGCGAATTTCAAGTTGTGCAGCACCATACGCAAGGTTTACCAACTCCCCGGCTTTGAGGTTTTTAGGGTTGATACCAAACGCAGACAGTGCCCGTTTTAAAGTATCCACAACCATGCGCAACCAGTTTGCAATAGGCGAACCTTTGGAACCAAGGGCTGCAGGTTTGACGCCTGCTTTAATTGCTTCCTCAACAGCGTATGCCAATAACTCGTCGTCAAACTGTTCTTTGGATGTTTGTGCAGACTTAACACGAGCAAGCGCTGCTTTAGCAACCCTAGATTCTATAGAGTTGTCGTTTAGCTTAGACCAGTTTTGAACAGCTTTTACTAGGTTCTTGTACTGCCCAGCATTAAACAAGTTTTTAAAGCCAAGGTGAACACCGACTTCGTGCAGCAATATTCCTAAGCCGTCGCCCTTGTCTATATTGTTGGCAAACATAAACGCTTTGCCAGTTCTTGGATCAACAAAAGCTTTAGCGTCTGTTGGGATGTCGCGGGCTTCTGGTGCTTTGGCTCGTTTTATGTTGTACTCGTATTGCAAATCCGAAAAGCTGTTGCTGTCTAAAAACTCTTCTACACTGTTGAATATCTCAATGCGGCCTTTGGTAAGCCCCGCCCCGCCCAGCGCAGTGTCAATTTCTTTCTGTAGACCTTCAACACTCAACCCGTTTTTAGCCGCGCCGCGAGAAAACTCATAGCGTGGGTCGTACGTAGTGTCGATATCCTCGTCAGAAACTTTAGAAAACTCTGTGCCAGACAACTGAGTAAAATCTTCAGATGTATACGGAACGATCTGCTCTTTCAATAGGCGGTTGATATCGTCGCCAACGCGATCCAACATAAACTGTGCGGACTCTATATCCTCTTTCAGTTTATCTCTGCGGTCTGCCAGCGTTGGGTTACCCGATAGTACTTCCCCAATTTCTGCAAGCTCGTCTTGGCTTCTGTTTATAAACTTGGTTAGACGTACTCGGTTGTCTTCCATCGCATCGAGAATCTGGTTCTGCTGTTCAAACTCTTTGGCTTTGAACTCTGCGTCCAGTGTTGTTTTGTCTTTGGCTGCAGCAATACGCTCGGCAAACGCATTGGCATCGGCCACTGCTTTCTCGGATGTAATTGGTGCAGGTGTGCGGCTTTCAACAATAGGCTGTTTAGTAATACCAACGTTTGCTTTTGACTGCTCTGTGCCACCACGCAATTTGCTTGGGGCGCCTGACTGCACACGCGTAGCCTGCGAAATCTTCTCTTGTTTAGGCGGGAGCACCTCGTTGACTAAATCAATTTGTTGATTGATTTTTTCTTGTAGTGCACGAATTCTCTCAGCGCGGTTTTCTTTGGCCTTTGCTGTCTTAGGCTCTGGCGTTGCGCTTAAGCCCGCCATTTGTTTCTCTAAGTCTTGCAACCCACTAAAACGATAGTCGTACATTGCTGCACGCTCGTTCTCGGCGTCAATCTGTTCTTGTATTTGTAACCAGCGTACCCACATTTTGCCCAGTCAAAACATCTGTACGGGTAATCCCCAGGCGGTTTGATTTGCGTGCTTGCAACACTTCGCGTTCTTTGAGGAACTCATTAAAACGCTTACGGCGTTCTTTCTGAGAAGACCGCAGCGCAGCCAACCGTTCCTTCATGTTCTTCAAAGTTTCAGGCGTTGCTTTGCCTTCTGCCCATGCCAGCTTCTTAGCTTTAATATCTCTACTCAGCTTGGCAATAGCTTCTTCTGCTTTGTTGACGGCTTCTTGCTTTTTGGAAATGGTTTTCTCAAGCTTGGCAATACGATCGTCAATCAGTTTTGTAACTTCTGCGTAGACTTCTGGGTCGCTAGACGTAGCGCGTTGGGCTTCTAACAATGCTTTTTGTTTGGTGATTGTTGACTTCTCGTAGTCAACAATAGAGTTTTGCAGTGTCTCGACGCGCTTGTTACCCGCTTCAATTTGTTTCTTAAAGTCTTCGATCTGGGCAAACAACGCTTTGGCTTCTTTGAGGTTCTTGCGTGGGCCACGGTAGGACGCAGCCTTTTCGGTTGCTTCGTCTAGTTTAATTTGTACAAGTTCAACACGAACCTGCATTTCCAACACACCCTCTTCCATCTCTTTAATGCGTGCGGCTAACTCTGCAAAGTCTTTTGTGGCAGCCTTAATCAACTCCAACATCTCACGACGCTTGCTAAAGTCAATACGCTGACCGGACAAAGCCTGCAACCTAGCTGTGCTTGCTTGGAAATCTTCTAACTGCGCTTTATTTCTAGCCTCTATTGTTTCACGTTCAGCAGAACTTAAAGGCTCAATAGGTACGTCAGCCATCTGTGCGCCAAAGCCACGGGACTCAGACGCTTCTTTAATAGCTTTCTCTACGCCTTTGGCAAGTTGCGATTCAACGTAACTGGCGTTTTCTGACTTCTCAATCTCGCTGTCAAGCAAG